AAAAAATTAGAATTTTGCTGAGATGCAAGACATTCTATACCTTTGCATGTTTCAGTCATATCATTATCATAATCAAGAGACACACTTTTGATCATTTTTTTTCTGGTTGAATTAAGTGCTCTGGCTTGTTTATCCAGATCATCATTTACATTATTAAGAAAAGCATTATGATATTGAGCATTAGCCATTATTTTGAGTATATTATAAAACCAGAAATTTTAGTTTAAAAACTAAAATATCTAGATTTAATATATAAAATGGATATCAAATCTTTTACTGATAATGAATATGCTGTAGCTATTGTCATGATAGTTGCTATTACATATGCATCACTAGCTCGTCCCACATTGCCATCCTGGTTGACTAAACTGTTTAAAAATGATATTTTTAGAGTAGTTTTCTTATCATTGTTGCTTATGTTCAACTTTGAAAAATCACCACATGTTGCATTAACAGTTGCACTTGTATTTGTGGTAACTCTTCATTACATCAATGAAAATGATGTACAAGAACAATTTGAGCCATTCATAGCCAATGTAGCTGATAAACAATATTAGAATTACTTTTTTGATAATTTTGTTTGTTTTGTCATTGTTGTGCCATTGTACAATTCTTCGACAAGTTTCATAATGACTGATGATATTGTTGAAACATCAGTTGGTTCCTTAAAATGAAACCACTCAATTTCTTTGTGCTGTGTATCTTTATACAAAAGTTTATCCTTTTTTCTGAACCAACAAGAAACCAAAAAACACAAACAATTGGTATTGTACTTGTAAAATGATGGTCTAATAATTTGTTTTTGATCACATATTCCTTTTCTTTGTTCTCTGGCATAACTAAAGAACAAATGTAATAATCTTTCCAGTCTGTGATTGAAACTACTTTTAAAACAAAATAGTAATTCACCACCCCATTCATCAACTCTCAAATATGGATCATTTCTTTCTGTTCTGCCTATTTTAATCCAAAAATCATCTTTGAATTGCATATTTTTGTCTTTTGGGGAACAAAATCCATATACCCACCCGGATTTATCTGCTCTGCTCGGAGGTTCTGTCATAAGCTTTAAAATTTCTTTTTTTATTTTGTCAGTATTCCTGTTAAAATATTCATTCAGTATTGTATTTGCTTTAATGTAGTCCATAATATTTTTATTTTATGGTTATTGTGTTTATGTAAAATGTGAAAATAACAATTTTTTATTCAAAGTGAATATATATGAATAAAAATAATTCTGATCAAATAGGTCATAAATATTTTAAACTTTGGATCATATCTATTATTATCATAACAATAGGGTATATTCTGTGTTATGTTATTATTCATGACAATATGACAATTGATGAATTGACACCAGAAACAAGATTTGTATTAAACACAATGACACCATCATACCCCCCACCACTTATTCATTTTATGGATAGATCCGAAATGAAAATGATTTGATTTATTTTTTGTTGTTCATTTCATAAACTAATTGTCTATATGCTTCTAGTTTATCCTTAGTAACCTTTTTGGTTTTATTAAAACCAACTCTTTTAATATCATCACCAATCATAGTTTGCATTTGTGTACTAATATTATGGGGATTATCCATTACACCCTTCCAATAATCTCTATCAGTCATTTTTTTATTTTTCTGAGTATCAAGATCCATATCACGTGCACTTTGGAATTCGCGCATGCGTCGTTCCAGCTCTTCAGCATCACGGTTCGCATTGTGTCCTTCCACATAACTCAAATCAAATTCATCATCGTCTGATCCTGATGGAGTATATTGTTCTACTTCGCTATCTGACTCTAATCTTGACGCAAACTTAGATGCACCAAAGTTCCCAGTGCCGTACAGATCCTCATAATTACTATCAATTGATACAAATTGATCACCTCCGGATAATCCATCATCATTTGCGGCACTAATACCCTCCCATTGAATAATAGTTCCATCAACATCACGCCCTTTTGCCCTTTTTGCTTCTTTTTTCTTCATGCGTTCCCAATGTTTATTAAATTCAACATTGTTAAAACTGCGTCCATCAAATAAATTCTTTGGTGTAAATTCACAGTCATCACCATTGCGTTGATCAATCAAATCACTTAATTTTTTATCTGATTCTTCTTTTGACAATGCAGGTACTTTTAATTCTTCACTTTTGAAACCATGTTTTTTATTTAATTCTTCTGCCATCATTGCATACTTTAATTTGGCCGCATCTTTGGACTTGTCCGATATTTCAGATTCTTGTAATTTGATAAAATCTTCAAATGAACTCTTTTGATGTAAAAAGTCTTTATTGTGCATTGTTTTTCTTTCAAGATCATAAAATTTTCTCTTTGCTGGATCCTTTAGTACATTGTATGCCTCATAAATTAATTTATATTGCAAATCAAGTTTCTTTTTTTCTTTTTCTCTCTCAGCGGCCGGCATTTTTGCTAATATACCAGAAACCTTATCCGGATGATAGTTTTTTAGTTTTTCTCGACATAAATCTCGTATGACACTTTGTTTGTCAGTTGGTTGAGCACCAATAATTTTATAATAATCTGGAACAGTGACCAAATCTTTTAGTGCCCGTCTGGTCGTTTCATCATAACCATCTAAATCATCTTTTTCAACATCTATTTTTTCAGTCTTTTCAGTCTTTTTTTTTGCATTTGCTAGCTTATCGATAAGATCATCTAATTTGTCGCCTGATCGATCACTCAAATTATTCCTCTTGGACATGTCTATGATACCATAGTTAGACATTTTTTTAAGTCAAAATAAACGATACAATGTAACACATTATAGTATTTTTATAAATATGAATGATATAGATGTCTGAATCGATCATTAAAGTAAAATATGGTGCATTATTTATTTTGCATGCTTTGGGCGATACGATTGGATTTAAAAATGCGGATTGGGAATTCAATTACAATAAGGAAACTGATTTAAGTTCCATTCTAGAATTTGTATATGAGTTTATTGAATTAGGCGGTGTCAATGGAATTGATTTGTCCGGATGGCTTGTATCAGATGACACATTATATCATATGGCAATATCAAATGGTATACTTGGATTTAATGGCATAGTGGATGATGATTTTATTTTATTAATAAAAAATATGTTAATAACTATTCATAATAGATTAATTGATGAAGAAAAAAAGGACAGAATAATTAGGTATCCTGGTAAAGCAACAGAAAAATATATTGAAAAGTTCACAGAAAAAACAGATGGTAGAACATATCCATATGATCCCATGACTGGTGGTAATGGAGCAGCTATGAGAAATTTATCAATTGGACTGGCATTTTATGACAAAGACAATTTGCAGAATCTAATTGATGTTTCAATAATATCCAGTAAATTGACTCATAATTCACCATCCGGATTTTTAGCAGGTTTTACATCTGCATATTTTGTATCTCTTGCAATTTCTAATGTGCCAATAGAAAAATGGCCAATAATGTTGCTAGAACTTTTAGAGTCTGACATAATAAAAAAACATATTGACTATACAAAAAATGAGATTGTGATGGATTATATGATGTATATTAGACATTGGAAAAAATATGTTGACACCCGATTTCCTGATGGGAAGCCACTCAAAACAAAAGTATTTAGAAATTTGGTCTTTAGAATCAGATATTATTATGAAAATTTTGTGAGGGATACAAAAGCTGATTTTGTTGGAGGGAGTGGATTTTGTGCAATGATCATGGCATATGATAGTTTGCTCGATTGTGATGGAAAATGGGAAAAATTAATATTTTATGCAATTTTGCATCCTGGAGATAGTGACACTATTGGTGCCATTGCAGGAGGATTATATGGTGCAATGTATGGTTTTGGCGATGTTCCAGCATCAATGTTGGAACATTTGGAAGGAAAAATAAAATTGGAACAGCTTGGAACAAAATTTTATGATAAATTTGTTTTAAGAAAAGAAGTAACACATGATTTAAAACTATTAAAACGATCAAAATAAAATCAATCTAGATTTGATCTAATGAATGATAAAATATCTTGTGATGTTCTGGGTCCCTCATAGACAGTTACTGTGTTTGTTTTGTGTAATAATATTGTTGGAAATCCAAAAACATTGTTTGATGCACATTGTTCACTATTTTTATCACAATCAACAGTGAATAAATCAATTGATAAGTTTTGTTTTGTGACAGCATCAACTAATTCATTCCAAATAGGAAACATTTTTCGAGAATGCCCACACCATTCAGTGTAATACAATCCCAATCTTGGATAGACAGAATCAGATACAATTGTTTGGTGAACTTGATCAACTGATGTTAACATTTCAGTATTGGTCACTGTGTCTGATGTATTTAGCTGATACATTTTAACAAAGTTAAAGATGATGATGCAAATTGCAATGATAATTAGTATTGCTATAATATTCATTATATAAGTGTTATCTAATTTAGTGACTCATAATTTTTTTATAAGTTTTTATTGTGTTAAAATAAATTTTTGCTGATTTCATTTTTGTATTTTATGCGCACCACATTGTTATGACACAATATGTTATAATCAAAAGCACAAAAAGAACAAAGTATAAAAATTATAAATTATAAATTATCAATGCTAATCTAAAATTTATGAACCTTCCACTGATGAAATATTGAATCATATAAAAAATTGTGCATTTTTGCAATAACATAAAAATGATAATATTTTTTCTTTTAACATAATATACATCCATGTCACAATCACAGAGCACTTTGGACGACGAGGCACTTTTTCTTGGGGGGCAACCTGGCGCTAGAACACTTCTTGCAGCACTTTTTCCAAATGCTGAATTTGAAAGAAGTTACACTGAAAGTAATAAAGATAGACTTATTGGCACTCCATTATATAATTTGACATTAGCCAAAAATTATCAACACAGGGTTTCTGGCCAAAAAGACAATGATGTTCATCATAATTTTACTGATTTAATTGTTTCAATTGCTAGGGCACATCAGAAAATTGATGCGCCAACAGGCAACAATAAACAGGTGCTTGGACTTGATGAAAAATTGTTTGGTCCCATCAAAGAGCTGTTGACTGCGGAAAAATCGGCGTTATGGAATGCTGTGCAATCGCATTTGCAAAAACGCGACTGGAACCATGTCATTGTTGCACTCAAATTAAACAAAAAAGATAATAACCCATTCACTGATGATGAATTAAATGGTGAAGATAGTACAGGTGAGGAAGAGGAAGAGGAAGAGGACGGCGAAGAACGTGAGGGTGTAAGTGGAACTAAAAAGGGGAGGCCACTAGGAGGTATGGAGAGGCTGGTCAAGGATCCGCGCAAGGGGGGTGCATACATGTATGGTGGTGCAGGTGGTTTTTTAGAGTCCCTTATGACTAAAATTACAAGTGGTGGTAATATATTCCACAAGATACTTGGTCATAAAGCGGATGATGATGAATCTCGCAAAAGCGTTGTGAAAGTGATTAGACAAATGGTTACAGATACAGGTGCACGTTATGTTAATGCTGATTCATTTGCGCGAGCACTCGCTACCAATTTAGTCAAGGAATACACTTCAAGGCTGGCATCAAACCGCAATCCAAGCAGTTATGGTGTAGACTTACAAATGCAGTTATCTGATGCATATAAGACAGGTAATCGTCAAGTTGTCAGTTTTATTTCTACATTCTTTGATGTTGTAGACGCCATTCACGTACCAAAGGTTGTTGGTATGAGCGGATCCAGAACTGTAACTGATGAGGAACGTGGAGTGGCTGCTGCAGCTAGAGCACTCAAACGCAGAGAAGCGGATGCGGAGATCGCAAAGGCACAAAGGGTTTATAACACCGCTGAAGAGGCTTTTCACGCAGCGCGTGATGTAAAGATAATAGTTGATGAAAGTGGTACTGATGTGGAAAAATCTGTGTTCAAATTAAAAGGTGATGAAGTTGAGATGGATACGGATAATAACCCTCTCTTAA